TTGCTAAAGTTGTTGTGACCGCAAGGCCAGATGTTTTATGGGCAATTTGAAAACGACCGTAGTAGCCATGCTGAACTTTTACTTGCGTGGTATTTTCACAAAAAACACTTGGGCTGTAACTGGCATCCGAGGAAGTGTCCAAATAGTAAATTTCGTCATTTGTCGAGTATCCGTGTTCGCCTGTCACACAAACCAGTATAAATTGCACCCCATCTGGCTTTCCACCAAGTGAATGTGTGTATGTGTCCACTTGTTGGGCAACTAACGTGACGGCCGTAGAGACGCGATAAATAGCTGGGATTTGGGCAGTTTTGGCAAGCGTGCCACCGCCAGAAGGTAGGGCAAGGCCAGAGGCGTTCAGTGTGCCGACATTGGTAAGATTGTTGTTCTGACAATCCAAAGCACCGCCCAATTGTGGAGTCGTATCCTCCACAATATTAGAAATACCACTTGTGCCAGAAGAATCTGTCGCCCACTCCAAGGCCGTGGCTCCAGCATTCATCTTTAGAATCTGGTTAGCTGTCCCTAGTGCTGCTGGCGTGTCTGACATATCTGTGATTGAGGGTGTTGCAAACTCTGTAGCATTTGCCCCTGAATTCATTCGTAAGACCTGTTTAGCAGTACCCAGTGAATTTGGGGTGTTGGTAATTGAACTAGCCACAATAGAAGTTGGGATTGCGTCTGACACTGTTTTAATCGTGGAGTCAATGAGGTCAGTGGCTGTGTTCAGGGTTGTACCCCAGGTGTTTTCCGACGCTCCCACGTCTGGTTTAACAATGTTGTAATTCGTGGTCTGTGCCATCAATTGCTCCTTTTATGCTGCCTCTTGGAAAGGCAAGTTGTCTGTCCATGTTTCGGTTGGTTTTGCTATGGTTGTCCATGTTTCGGTTGGCTTTGCGACCGTTGACCAAGTCTCTGTAATGTCAGCCTCATCTTCCCAAAAATAACGCCCTGTCACTGAAAGGGATGACTGAAGATTGTTGGTAGCCCCACTAAATTGCGTGCGTAATAACGTACCTGACAATGCTGTCGTGAAGGAAACTGGCACCACCCCTGCGAAAGTTCCAAAGGCACTGGTGGTCATAGCCGTTTGCGTGGCAATAGAGACAGTTGTGATTTGAATACGATTGACAGCCACAGACAGTGTGGCTTGTGAGGCCAAAGTCGCACTAGAGCTAAATGTGGCCGACGCTCCGACAGACATAGACACTTGTGATGCCATTGTGATGGCAGACGTTCTAAATCGTGTAGACCCTATAGTAAAATTCAGATTGTCGGCTAATGTGGCATTATCCAGGCGTACCCTTCTGCCACCTATTGAGGTAGAGGTTTGAGCGGAAAATGTGACAGACGCATCGACAATGTTTCCAATCGCACTGGAAAACGCTCTCTCTGAAAATGCACTTATACCTAGCACTACCTGTCACTCCATTCTGGCACTAAAACGCCCATGTGTTCTATTTTGATCAGACCCAGCAAAACGCCCATGTATAATAACCAAATTAGTATTTTCGTTCTCAATTCAAGATCCTTCTAGCTTTGCTATTCGTGCTTCTAATTCTTGTATTGTTTTGACCAAAAGAGGTACAAGTTTGGATTGATCTATGCCTTGATAATTTGGGATAGTTTTATTTTCTACCCATGTTGTATCATTTGTATATTCAGCATTAGCTTTACCTGTTTCCCAATCAGACTTAGAAATACCAGTATCTTTTATCGTACCATTCGCATTAAGAACAACATGAGATAAGTTTTCTGTACCATCTTTTTCTCCACTAATTGCTTCAGGAACTATGCTACTTACTTCATGTGCTATAAATCCATCAACAGTTGTGTCTGCATCAGTTTTAAAATTAAATCTTGCAGGTTTAAGTTGTTTTAATCTTGATGTCGCATCCCATGAATACTCAATATTTTCTTTTAAACGATAGTCTGAACTTGTGTTATACGCTGTGGCAGAACCATCCATTACTATTGAGCCAACTGTATTATTTGGATTTGTAAAAACTATGCCAGTACGACTACCAGTGTTGTCCGCTGCTACATTTATAGCAGCCATATTCCCATCATTTACAGCAATTATACGACCAGAAGAACTATTAACTGTTGAACTCGCTGTACCTACGCCTATGAACTGATTGGAATTATTACTCATTACTACGTTGCCAGCACTAACAATTAAGTTTTTATTTGTGCCACTAAGTTGTATTGCAAGATCACCTGCAACAGTGTAAAAGTTCATGTTATTATTAGGATGATCATACTCAATGTAACCTGCGTATCGTGCAGAACTGGAATTTCCATCAGCAAAAGCTAAAACACCAGAATTACTTGTACCACTATAAATAGTAATGCCTTGAGTGCCTGAACCACTGCCAACTGTAAGAGGCCCAAAATTCATGTCACCTTGAGATGTAGTACCAATACCAACATTACCAGAACTATCTATAGAAACTTGTCCTGTGCCATTCGTATCATCACAAAATAAATACCCAGCCGTTCCACCTGCAAATCTTAGCCTGTTACTGCTGTCGTGGTATATTGATGCAGCAGCTACATTAGGCATATCAGTAGAGGTAATGGATAAGCCAGAATTAAATAAAGCTTTACCTGCATCAGACATATCAAGTGTAAGGGCAGTGACAGCAGAACCACCATCGTTGCCTTTAAATACAATATCTGAATCTGAAACTACACTATAAAAAGTTGGACTGCTTCCTGACCCTATACTTAAATCAAGTCTAGAATGACCACCATCTTTAAATCGCCATATCCCATCATCAGCATCAAGTATAATTTCATCTGCAACATCAAGAGTTAAATTACCATTTGCTGCAGCAATCTTTCCATGTGTTCCATCACCAACTAACTCTAAGTCATTACCTGCACCTAATAGTAAGTAGCAAAGATCTCCCATTTTAACATCATGGTTAAATGTTGCAGTTCCTTGATCAGACATATCAAAGCTTAACGCAGTAAAGTTTCCACCATCAGCATCATTTCCTCTAATTGCTAAATCACCATCACTTATAGAACTTCCTATCCATAAATCATCATTATATTTAGCTACGAATCCAAAAGTTGCGCCACCAACTTTAAAATTTATATCCCCACCACCTGCATCTAAATGTATGTCAGCTGCTACATCAATCGTAAGATCACCACTGGACAAATCTATCTCTGTACCATCAATATTAATGTTATCAATATCAATCCCTGCATCAGCAGTAATCTTACTACTTTGTAGATTAGCAATGTCTCTGGCTCTACTCATTTATGTTATCCTAGTTTACTATCTTCTAAATGTTTAGCATAAGCTGTTTTAACTGCATCCGTATGGACTACCCCACAGATTGCTTTGACCTCATCTGACTCTCCTGAAATGTCTGAATCTGGTGCTACCACATGACGATGAAAGCTACGGTTAATCTCTGTGCCATCTCGCTTGATTACTGTGGCAGTTCTGACTTGCACCATTTTGTGATCGCCTACGACCTCTATTTTGTCTTCTATTGTTTCTTCTGTTAATGCCATTTTTAACTCCTTTTGGCTGTGGACTGTCCGACCCTGCTATCCCACAAGATTATTCCTTATTTAAACTCTGTATAAACAACTACCTGCCATAAATGTATCTGCACCAGAATCAAAATACCCTACTTGGAAAGCATGACCTGCCGTACTGGTATAGGTAGTACCACTATATATAAGTTCTATATGTGTTGTGCTATTATTAGCCCTTGCATATATTTGACCATAATCTCCACTATCTAAGTTGTTTATATAGGTTATCAACCCAGAACCTGTTTCTGAACCACCTGCCGTATCACTATTAACTGTAAAAGGTAGACCAGTAATACAAACTGTATTTGCACTAGTCATACCACTTACGCTATTTATTTGACATGCAAAAATCACATAAACTATATTACCAACCTTTGTGTAATAACCAGATTGAGTTGCCATCCCTGCTGCATTTCCAGAAGCAGCATCTTTTATTAATGGTGTCCACGTACCCTCTTCGTAATCGTCAAGCAGTTCATTGGTCATACCACTTGCATCACTGGTAGCAGCGAAATCAATTCCACCACCAGAACCTACTTTTACACGATTGGTTAGGTGTAGATCATAAAACTTGGCACTGCCATGCCCTAGATCAACCCCACCATTGCTTTCACTACCATTCTTAAAAGGTGTGATTCCAGAAGCATCAAAACGTATTCCTGACGCATCGCCAGTGCTTCGTAATAGTAAGCGTGTACTGTTTATTTCAATCTGACCTTTTTCAGAACCTGATGCACCAAACTGGAGATTTCCAGTTCTGATAAATACATTACCAGAGCCACTTCCTATGCTCATGCGTTCAGCATTATTATTAGCAAATTTTATTATTCCGTCTGAAACATTCCACATTAAAAAGTCATTACTGCTTCTTGACAAATAAGTCCTGTCAGTTCCTGAGAGTCCACCAAAGTAAAGTTGAGAGTCACCATTACCTTGCTCATCAATTAAAATTCCGTTTTGACCCACAACGTGTAGAGGGGCGAGAGGGTTTGCCGTAGAAATGCCAGTATTGCCATCGCCACGAACATAAAGGTATGGATTTGAACCATCCTTATCGTAGACTCTAAAACTGGCATCACCACTGGTGGACCCAGCATTAACACCTAAACCCCATGAGTTGCCTGACGTTGAATTACCACCAACAAATAAGGCATTAGACCCTGCATCTCCTCGTACAACGAGCTTGCCCTCATTCGGGGTGTCATCATTAATACCAACATTTCCCTCAAAAGTAGCTGTATTTGCCTTAAGTGCTCCAGCCAAATGCAAATCTTTAAATTTATTGCCATTAGTGCCTAAATCAATATTTCCATTATCGGATGCACTGTTTTTTCGTGGTTGAATAGAATTACCAGAAGTAAAAGTTAAACCACTCGAATTTGCTCCTGAAGCTTCAATGTAAAGTTCATTGCCATAAGGAGTTCCAAGAACGCCTACATTTGCACCATCTTTATAAAAATTAATAAGCTGATTAAAACTTCCATTACGGTTAACACCAAAAGGCGTACCACTACGACTTACAAACGTACCACCTGAAGTTGCCTCAAAAACACCACCGTCATAATCAGAAGCACTTTTACCTATAAACAAACTACTACTTGGTAAGGCAACATCACCACTGAAAGTGCCACCAGCCAAAGGCATTTTTGTAGCAATACTGTTAGTGACTGTGGTGGAGAAATTTACATCGTCACCCAAGGCCGAAGCTAATTCATTCAGCGTATCAAGTGAGGCTGGAGCGGAGTCTACCAAATTAGAAACGGCTCTGTCTGCATACTCTGTGGTGGCAACCTTTGTGCTATTGTCAGACGCACTTTGCGTATTTGCTGTCACATTTGTAAGCGTACCACCAGAAGCTGTGACCGTAGTAAATGCTCCTGTTGACGCAGTTGACGCTCCAATCGCTGTACCATCGACATTACCACCAGTAATGCTGACACTCGCCCCACTTTGACCAACGAAATTCCCAAATACCACAGCATGAAGAATATCGTTTGCAGTAGCCCCAGATGTAAGGGTAATTCGATTGTTTGCAGTTGATATGGTGTAGTCTGTAGTTTCTACCAGTTTCACGCCATTAAGATAAACGTCTGTCAAGCCAGTAGAGTCAATATTTAGAGCCACAGAATTGTTATCGTTGCCATCGAAAACCGTTTGATTTGCAGTGGCAGTCTTGATCCAGTTGACCTTTATCCCTTCGGCTGCATTGTCAGAATAAACAGCCTTGTCGGCTGGAAGGGTAATAAATACCGTTTTCGCTCCACTAGCAAAACTAACGGCTGAATCACTGTTTGTACTTTCTAAAATTGTCGTTCGGGCAAGGGTCGTGTTACCCTCATCCCAAGTGCCAATACCCACTTCAAAGTCAGACCCAAATTCACAGCAATAATAGGTTAAATCCCCGTCTGCCAACGCACTCGCAAAAGTCTGAAATCCATTTGGCGCACCGTTCATTACAAATGCACTGGTGCCAGAATGACCGCTCTGTGTGACCTCTTTTACCCGATCTTTTACAACTAATGGCATCGACTATCCTTTAAGTAAGGGTTACATCCAACTGCCCTTGGGCTATCTGCAAAATATCAGACGATTCTATCGTCTTTGCGTTGGATAAATTTGCATAACATATCAATGAGCCACCCGTGCTGGCCGTGAAGATGCCTGCCGTGGTGACAGAACCCCAGCTACCAGAGGCAGTTGGAAATGTGAGTGTGGCTGTGTTTGTGGCTGTCGTTGGACTTGTCCCAGACACAGAAAACGTCACTGCTACCCTAGAGTAATTGTTGCCACTTAATTCAGTGCCACCACTAGAGTCTGTTGGGGCGTTCCCAGATGCAAATAATCCAACGTGCCACTGTGTTGGCCTTGCTGGTGATGGCGTTCCTGTAGTCAGGAGCCACGTCAACACGCTTGTCTCCCAGGAATCAGTTAATGCGTCACTCATGTTAGTAGCTCCTTATTCTAAGTTGTAGGTTTGAGGCAGAGTGCCTGGTATTGTCGCTTTCCCCATTGATGGCGTTGATGATGCCTTGGTAGGTTGCACCCCAGACCCCCATTCTTTCGTCGTCTTTCAGGTATGGGGTCGCTTGCAGCAAAGACCCGTAAAGGTAAGCGTCAGGGCTCATGGCCAGTAACCAATTGGATGTATTGCTGTCCGACAATGCAGGGATCTTTTGATAATACAGCAACTCTCCTGTGTAGGTTAAATCAGGAGTCGGCCAAACCTCGATCAAATCCCCAATGATGGAGTAATATTGGGGCTTGCCTGTCGTGTTGTCATTGCCATCACGCAGCTTGGCTATTTCCTCTGGAGATGTTTGTTTCAGGAGAGTTGCCGACGTATCGTTTAAATGAAACCGCACACTCTGGAGCCAATCAGTCGGGGTCGCAGAATATTGGGTCTCTATGTTGGCGGTCGCCTTGTTGTGCATCTTATAGTGACGCAATTCTCGATTTAATTGAGCCTCTGCCAAGGTGATAAAATCAGGGATGATGGCAGTCAGGTCTGACCGATTAAGCCAATCGGCTATTGAGGTCTTGAGATTTGCGAAACTGTCTAGTGCCATTAAAAGCCTCGTATAATTAATTTCTTATAGTCAGGGTCTTTCAATTTCTTTTTGCAGTATTCCATAAATTCACGGCTGCCTAATTGAAGACCTGACTCTGAAGACCATTTTTCTGCCAGGACTAAGGGGATCTCTCCGACGTAACGCCATCGAGCCTCACCGTTATGATTTGGCAAGTCACTAGTGTGAAGGGCGTGGACACGGTCTAAGACAGGCTGAATGTCTTGCGTCCTGTTGACGTGCAGCTTCCCTTCGTCTTCCACAATTTCTGTCTTAATTACCATCGACCCATGCCTCGTTTTCTGGAGTGTCGGGATCGTCGGCTACAAATTTGCCGTTCTTTCTTGCCCTAACTTTTTTCTCAGTTTTGGCTTTACCTGTAATTTCACCCCAACCATTTTCAATAATTAAGGAGGCCTCTGCCTCTGTAACAATTATTTCTGAACCCATTTCAGAAGCGCACCCATTAAAAAATGGGCGCACCTCTGTGGTTATTTTAACCTTAGTCGTCATTAAGCAGTCGTAAGATCTGCAATAACGCCATGAGCCTTTTCGTAAGCATAAAACGCCATTTCTGTTGAAATGAGCCTACGCTCTGCGTGGCCTGTTTTTGCCAACGGCTTTTGGGTTAAGGGTTGAAGGGTTGCAATGTGTAGATGATCAGGATCTACGACAAAGCAGTCTCGTCCTCTGGAGAACCTGGAAGGTTGCACCGTTAAGGTTCCGAAATCTGACTCATAAATTGAGAACCCAGCGACAATTGCCCTAGATCCTGCGGATGAGTTAGAATAATCGTACTGCTTTGATGCGTTTCCAGAAAAGCCAGAAATCTTTTGCTTGTTGAAAGATCCACAAACAATAGCTCTTGGTTCCGCTCCATTGTCCCAGCATGAGGCGATTACAGTAGACAACATGGCCTCTGTAAATGCTCTCTGGTTGCCACCTGATGAATCAGTAGCTCCAGCGTTTGGCGTTCCACCTGAAAGGGTTGGATTAGATCCACCAGTTCCTCGGCTTACATTTGAGGTTAACCAAGCAGGAAGTCCTGCCGTAACCCTGGCCGTCGCACCGTTCCCTGCACCAGCATTTGAGGCCTTATTAGCACAAATACTAGACTCAAGATCTCGCTTTAGCTCTTTCGTCTTGAAGGCAATTTGCTGTGCAAGAGTCTGGGCGTTAGCTACACCGTTTACAGCTTCGTCAGTGGAAGAAACTTCAACCACTTTGTCTGCTATCTCAGTGTAGGTGCCTTTTCTCACTGGCAAAGTTCCTGCGTCGTTACCAGGAGAGGCCTCGCCTTCAGCCACCTGATTGTTAGACACAGCAGCAGCCAAATCTACCTCGGCAAATTCGACATACGTGTTGCTGGCTTTTCTTTGTTTGCACATTGAAAAGACAGGGGTCTCTACTGGGCTCAGCGACTTTAGCAGATCGCTGATATCTTCCCTGATGGTAGTCACGTCATACGTTTCTACCGTGTTTGCATTTTGAGCCATTGATATATCCTTTTTATTTAACTCGTTGCTAATAGCCAGTTTGCTGCGTCATCCACAGAGCCTGACTGTCTCAATCGAGCGGTGGCATCCTTCACGGCCTTGGCTTTCCCAGAGGTGCTGACTTGCTTGGCTCCTGGCTTTACGGTAAGAGGTCTAGCCTTCGATACTTTCTCTGCAATCTTGCCTGAAGAGTTTTGATATTCCTGCCACTTTCTCGCATCATTTAAGACACGAATGGCACGGCTATCAACAATCTGTGCTATCTCCTGCTCTGTAAAACCATATTCCGATCCTGCGGTTACAAGTTTCCCTCTTAACGGCACGGCAGTCTCCTGCTTATCAAACTCAGGAATGTGCTTAGTTAATTCGGTCGCTTGCTGTGCTAAGTAAGCCTTCATGGCATTTTCATTCTGCCTTGCCTGTTCCGCTTGCAGTTTTTGAGATTGCTCTGCCAAGTTGCGTTTTTTCTCTTGTGCATCTTGGTATTTAGCGTTCTCAATAGACCACGCAATCGGGTCAGTATCAGCTAATGAAATGTCAGGCTTTTGCACGTCAGTTTCAGCAAGTTGGTTCTGGTACGTTTCCATTGCCTTTTTCAGTTGCTCTCGCTCTTGTTGCAACTCAGCATGAACTTGCTCACCCTGTTTTTTAAGGTTTGCCACTTCCTGCATACGTTGCTGGATATATTTCTGACCCGAATAATCTCGTTTTAAATCGTCAAGGGTACACTCCACTTCCTGCCCATCGACTTTGACAAGGTAGGTTTCTGGAGTGGGAGAAGAAATATCGGTTTCTTCAGGTTCATTCGTAGTATCCTCTTCGACGCTTTCCTCTACGGCAACGTCAGCCGTTTCATCAGAGGCAGCCTCAGTCGCCTCTTGATTATCTTCCTTTGGTGGCTCTCCTAAAAGAGACATGGCAGCCTCTTCCACTGAACCCTTTTCTAAATTAGTCGTTTCTTCGCTCACGGTGCTAATCCTTTTTGTTTCTGTTCTTTGCGTTCAAGCATTTCCATGTCGGTCACTGCCGTTACAAGTTCATACTCAATTGCACTCAATGCGAGGATGATCGAGTGTGCTTTCTCTCGCACTTCGGTGTCACCCTTTGCAGATGAAAGAAACGTCTGTACTTGCGTCTCTCTCACTCGCCCCATAGCATCAACAAAAGCCTTGCTCTTGAGCAATTCTTTGGCTTGTTGAGCCCTTATTCTCATGTCATTTGTCATTGCACTTGCTCACCGCCTGGCTTTCTCATGCCAGCTTGCATTCGTTTAATTTCAGCCACGTCAAGATTGTTGCCTGTCTTTGAAAGCAATTCGGCAGCTTTAACGATAAGATCCTGATCCATTTCGTCACGTTTCCTGTCGTCTTCCATCATGGTTTTCTGTGCGTCTAACTGGAGTTTTGCCATGTCAGTCTGCATCTTGCTTTGTGCCTTAATTTGCTCCCCTTGCATCATAGCTTGTGCAGGGTCAATTGGCGGTGGCTGCATTTGAGCCTGTTGGGCTTGCATCTGCATCATTTGCTGCTCCATCTGCTCGTTCATAGGATTAAAGTACCGCTCCGCATTTCTCATCCCGACCCCAGCCAGAATGTCTGAGAGGGTGTTTCGTATCTGCGTTAAAGTGACCAACCCATTGCCAGCACCATATTGCTGGTAGACCGCTTGCTGGATCTGTAAGATTTGCTGTAGCGTCATTTGCTTGTCTTCAGTCTTGCCAGTTCCCAAGCCTACGTTGATTTGAACATCCATTTCGCTGTTCCAAGCCCTGGGGTTAATCGGCACAAACTGATTGTTAAGACGCATCATCTCTTCCTTGCGACTATGTTTAACCACTAACTGGAGCATCTTCTTAAATAGCTGCGTCATTCCACCTTCGGCAAAATTCCTTGCAATCACCTCGACTTGCCCTTGGGCAGACGCAATATGATGATCGACGGCTGACTTAGTCGTACTTTGCAATACGTCAGGATTGAGGCCGACCCCACTGTTGGAAACGCCAACCTTTTGCTCCACTTGCTGATCCATGTACTGCATGGCTCCAAGTGTGTTTCCTGCCGTGAAGGGGATTGTAATCGGGGTAATTCCACCAGGCCC